GCCAATCTATTTGGCAGAACGACAGGCCGCTTAAAGCATTAATAATTAGAAAGACTTTTCCTGCTCTCAGGGTGTCTGCTTTGGAGGTACTTGAAAAAAGAGCAAAGCTTTTTAAGATGCCATTTAAACTGAATGAAGCAAAGTGGATTGCCCGATGTCACAACATGACGTTCATCTTCCAAAGCCTCAACAACAAAGAGGACTATGAGAAGCTAAAGTCGCAAACGGACATCGATTTTATTTGGATTAACGAAATTATACAGTTGAGAGAACCAGATTATGATGAATGTCTAAGAAGATTGCGTGGCGGTAAATCTAAATTCGAGCAGATAATTATCGATTTTAACCCCATCGGGAAGACCTCCTGGATATACCAACGGTTTTTTGAGCAGAACATAGGCAATGCCAGGAAATTGAGATATACGATACTAGACAACCATCCTGATTATTTGAAATTAGAGAAAACCCAAAGAGAACTTCAAAGGCTTAAGGCTACGAAGAAACATAATAAGAACTATTATGATATCTATTTTGAAGGTAAATGGGGAGAGCTGGAAGGTATCATTTACAATTGGGATGTAGTTACCAAAACGAAAGAGCAGGAGAAGATGTCTTGGAAAGATATTATCAATCCGGATGAAATGTTCTATGGTGGCGATTTTGGCTACAGCGTAGATCCGGCGGTACTTTTAAGAATTTATAGGAAGGCTGATGAATTCTGGCTTGAAGAGATAATTTATGAGACTGGATTAACAAATATCGAACTGGGCCGAAAGATGGAGGGAAGGGGTGTAGGGCATGATGAAAACGCTTATTGGGATTCGGCGGAACCCAAATCCATCCAAGAACTTTGTGATATGGGATTTACGGCGAAACCTTGTGAGAAGGGACCGGACTCGGTTCTTGCCGGGATTGATTTCCTTATAGACAAGAAAATTCATATAATAGATGGGGGCGAGAATATTGTCAGAGAGCAGCGAAGTTACGTGAGACAACAAGATAAAGATGGAAATTGGATGCCTAAGCCGATTAAGTTTAATGATCATGCTATGGACGCTGCCAGGTATGGGATATATACACATTGTAAAGGGGGATACTTAGAGACATTCTGGTCTGAGGAGGCCTGGAGATAATGGGAATATTTAGCTTTTTTAAAAATGAAGCCCGGGTACAGGCCATGAAATATAAGGTCGCAAGTCAAAAAGGGCGTGTGGTCAAACTTGATAAAGAGGTCCAGAAGCTCCAGCATTTAGTCCGAGAAAGTTTTAAGCTTGAGGAAGAGACGATCAGTTACAAAGGCAATGAATACACATCTTATGCGACGGCGGTGAGAGCAATTGCAGAGAAATACAACGGCACAGCTAACTGGGGGGTGCTGCAGACCGGGAATATTATCGATCTCAGGGCTGCTTTTATTTTAAATGAGGGAATAAAGATTGTAAAAAAGAAAGACGACGCGGACGTTGAACTTGAATGGGCGAAAAAATTCCTTGAATATAACGATCTTGACAAGGAGGTGGCCCAGGAGTTTGCAAAAGAGGCGGAGATCGAGGGAAAGATCGCTCTTAAGCTTGCTGTAGAAAAGATGAAAAGTAAGGATGAACAGGGCAACGAGAAAGATGATTATTTGATATCGGCAAGATACGTGAGCTGGACGGATAAGGAATATGTGATAAAAACGGATCCGCAGGATTATTTGAAATATATAGAGATGACTTGGCAGCCAAAAGACACGGATAAACCGGAAACTTTAAAGGCTCCTTATTTTGTTTATAAAAAATTCGGAGGACGCATTAATAAACCTAACGAGGCTGCTCCGAAAGTAATGAAATGTCTTACTCAGATTGATAATCTAAGTAAGGCGCTTAGAGACTGGAGAGAAATCAATCGGGTATTCTCATCCCCGATATTAGGGGTTGAATGTATTGATAAGGAGGCGGTGAGACTCACAAAACTTGCCCTGGCTGATAAGAATTGGAAGATCAAGAAAATTTTTGTTTCATCTTCGAGACTATATTATGCACAATTCGATATTAAAGGAGTCGAATCGCTTGAGAACGAGATAATGACTCTTGCCAAGATGATATCCGGGACCACAGGGATTCCAATCCAAGCGTTGGGACTGCCAGAATTTATGTCAAATAAGGCTACAGCCGAGAATCTAATGGAATTCGTTATAGCATCTACCAATAAAGAACGCCTGACATGGATCGGAGCATATGAGGAGCTTATTAGAAAATCAATGATGGTATATAATGAGAAAATGAACGCTCAAATGAGTAAAGGGAGACAACTAAACCCAGAAAAAATAGGCGTTGAGATTCCAGTTATAACGAAAGACCAATGGGATCATCTTGAAAAGATATACTTACCGGCTGCCATAGCGGGAAAGATAACAAATGAGGCTTTCCAGGAGAAGATTCCCGGATTTGATATGGAGGCGGAAAAGAAGAGGCGGGAAGAAAATGAGGGAAAGGAAAATGATCGGATAATGAAGGAAAACGAAGACCTAAAGGCCGATCTTGAGGATAAAAAATTATTTGGAAGGGAGGACTCAAATGCCGTATCCGAATGAACATGCTTGCAGGTTGCAGGATCCTAAAAAATTCATTAGGATCCGTAGTGGAGAAAGAAGACATAAAGGAAAAACATATCGAGTCCTTTATGGAGCCATTAAAGGTGGCGGATCACAAGATCAGGCATATCGATACCCAAAAGGATCATGGTCAGCAGCGACGGCCAGAAAACATTGTTCTGATCATAATGGCACTTTCGAGGCCGCAAAGGAGTAAAATTATGATAACAACAAGAGACATAAAGGTTGATCTTAGTAGAGAGAGAAAACCCCTTAGTCAAAAGACAACAAAAGAAATTGACATATATGTTAAAAGAGGAACTCCCAAACCTTCGAAGATAGTCGTATCGACTCATGATATTGAGGATGTTGCGGATATAGCGGAGAAGAAAAGGCGAGATGACATTATGGCACAGAAAAAGCGGAAAGACAAGAAGACAACTAAAGGGAAGAAAAAATGAATGATGATGTGAATAAGCCTTTCTTCAGTGAACTAACGATGCCTCAGGAGGGTGATCTTGCGAGCTGGCTGTTGAAATTCTATAACGCCTGGGAAAGGGAGTTCTATGCTGCGTTGGGAAATGTTGATATTCTTGTATTCGGTAGCGATATCCAGGAAAAACTGACGGAGACAAGGAAAATAGCGGAAAAAGTAAGGGATCAGATTGGCCATATTATTTATTTAGGAGATAAAAAATGAAATTCAAGGCGCTTCTTTTACATATGGCGGCGGCCGAGATCAAGGCGATGATCCCTCCATATTATTTTGATGAGATAAAACGTCGTGACCCAAAACCCCTATTCAAGGCCTTCGTAGTGGGTCAGGAAGGTAAAGCGGAGGCCACATGGGTCGGAGTAGGTGCGGTCGTTAAAACATGGTTTGCGGACGCTATAGGTAGGCTGGCAAGAAAGATTTGGCCAGGCCTAAAGCTATTCTTCAACCATGCTGAGACAAATGAAACGGAGGGACGTCAGGAGATCGGAGAGGTTGCAGGATCCATGTCCAAGATTATTAATGGTAAATATAGCGCAATTATAGCGGCATATATTCATCCTGAGTTCAGACATTTACCTCTGGACGTAGCGTCAATAGAGGCTGAGATAAGTATAAATGATGTTGACGACGATATCAGAGCCGTCAATATTGAGGATATTACAGCGATTGCCTTAGGCAATTCAGCAGTCAATAAGCCAGGCTTCCCGGGGGCAACCCTCCTGGGTGAGCTTCAAGCTTTTACGGACCGCAAGAAATCTAATAAGGAAGGTGAGGAAATGACCTTACAAGAGATTAAGGAATTTATTAAGACTGAGGGGCTTGATCCCTCTGAGGTTTTTGGCCAGGAACAACTATTGGAGGATCCTACTGTTATAGGATATATGGAGGCTGAAGTGAAAAAGACAAAAGGTAATGAATACAATGCGCGGCAGCGGAATCTCTCGGAATATGAAGAGAAAACAAAAAAGCTGGAAGAGAAGTTGAAGAAGTTCGAGGATGAGAATAAGACCCTGAAAACTGAAGGCGCAAAGACTAAGGCCACCGATCTTTTCAGCACAAAAGCTAAAGAGCGGAAGCTGGATGAGAAGCAAGCGAAGTTTATCGACATGAAGAAAGGCAACTTTGTTCCTGAAGACCTGGAGAATGTGGATAAAGAGGTTGATAAGTTCATGGATACGGCGCTGGAGGATTACAAAAAAACAGCTTCCGAGATATTCGGAATAGAAGAGGAAGAAAAGACTGGCCTGACTCCTGGGGGCGAACCCGGGGAGGAAGGTGTAGAAAACGTGGATTTACTTCCAACGTAGATTCAGCGAAACTTCAACCGACAAGCGACATGGTTAACCGTTTGTGTGGAAAAAATCCAATAAAACCGAGGCTGAAAATGCAAAGATTTAGAACAGCAACCCCGATGGGGGATTGGCGAAGTTTCAAGTTCACGATGACAGAAGCGGGTCCCTGGACAGAGGGCTTGCTTTACTTGGTTCAGGACACAGTAGGCTTACTGCTTTTGGATATTCAGTACACCGCAGCAGGTTGCAAGAAAGCAAAGACAATCGTAATAACAGAAGAGGGAGTCCTTGTCTATCATATCGAGAAGGTAATCGTTGACAAAATTGCAGGAACAGGACTGGCTTGTTTACCCGGTGACAACATGTTTTGGAACCCAGCAGCGCAAGGCAGTGGGGTGTCTCCTACTGATGGCGGACAAGGCTGGATTAAGATAGGAATCTGTGTCAGAGCAGCTGCCGCACTTGATGATGAAGTTATGATCGACCTGAAGGGCGACAGAGCCGAAGCGGTAGAATAAGGAGGAAACAATGAGAGGAGAATTAATAAGAGACTGGACGAAATTTGATCTGGACAACCGGAAACATAGAGCGGCTCTGATTAGAAATCTACAATTCTTTTTCGCCATACCCGACAAATTTACCCCAAAGCAATTTGATGCAGATGATCCCAGGCTGAAAGGCGATAATAAAAAGGTTGCAGAGCTTTTCAAAGCAAAAAGAGAAGCTCATGTAAAAGCAAGAATGCAGTATTTTGCGAATCTCAATGACTTCCCGGCTACGGCCAAAGATGTTATTGAGAAGTTCCATGAGATCCCACTTTATGACAACGGATTCGAGTCGATATTCGATGTTAAGGACTATGCCGGATCCAGAAAAGATGGATTTTCCATGTCAACCGTTCAAAGTGGGCTGACTTTCCGGAAGATGATGACTGGTGAAAAACTCGATGTTTTCCAGATGTCAGGCGACAAGGAATATGTCTATTTTGACTATTACGGCGGAGCCCTGGGATGGCATCGATCTCTATTCGAGAATCAGGACTATTGGACGATTGAGGACAATGCACTTGAATTTAGAAATGAGGCATATCGAATCAGAGCAGCCACATTCTATGCATTGATTGAGGCAGCAGCGAATTTACTTGTTCCGGTTCCATGGCAGGCACATCCTGATGGCGTAGCGGCTGGAGTAAGAGGATACCTAGCAGGACGCGACGCGGCAACGTTGAACTTGGCGGCACAAAACATTCTTATAGCATGTCAAAATAAAGGTTATGGAATCTCACCGCAAAATGTAGCTTTTATCGTATTGGTTCCCTTACAGCTCAGAGGACGTATCAAGCAGGCTCTTCAAATAAACTATGATGTAGTGACAAGTGCTAAAGTCATCGATTACAATTTCCAGATGGTTGTTACTACCATGCTGGCACAGACAGCGCGGTATAAAGTCATCTTGCCCAAAAAGAAACTCAAAGCCGGATACCGAATGGAGATGCGGCAGTTTAATGACTTCGACATCCTTTCCTATACCGATACGGTAGCGGCATGGATGGCCTTTGGCGGAGCAGTTGGCGATTCCGATCAGATTCAAGAGTGCGCAATAGCTTAATTTAGAGTTCAATTGTTGATTTTAATATAGGGGTTGGGAGCAAGCACCTAACCCCTTTTTCCTAAAATAAAGGAGAAAGATGTTTATAACAACTAGAAATAAAGAGGTTTCCGAGATTGTTGATAATTCGGAAAATCTAAAGAGAAGAAAAACTATTCTCCAAAGGGCGATGACTGTTCAAAAATCCAATATAGGTAAAAATTGGGATTACATTAGGGATACAACCTCCATAGTATCAAGGGATTTCGACCACCATGAATATTCTACTCATCAAAAATTAATTAATGAATTTAAAGAAAAATCATGGCCCGGAAATCGATGTTTTCTTGTCGGGGGTGGTCCAAGTTTGAAGGGATTCGACTTTTCCCGACTTTCGAATGAATTTACCATTGCGATAAACAGGGCTCATGAGTTCATTAAAGATCCTTCCATCATATTTTTTATAGATGAAGACGGGTTTTATAATGAGCTTGTGAATGGCGGGTTCGGATGGGATGCCCTTAAAAAATTTAATACCAGCCAATCGATTAAAGTTGTGCTCAACATATCTGGACGCAGGTATGGATGTGATGTATATTCTGTTCCTATTTCAAAGAACCCGGAAATGACATTCGATTTGAAAGAAGGCCTTTATGATGGAGAAGATTCCGGCTTTGCGGCCTTGAATCTTGCCGTTTGCCTGGGAGTAAAGACGATTTATCTCTTGGGATATGATATGGAGGGTGATGGAAAAGGGAATCAGGCATGGTTTCACGATGGCTATAAACAGGTAGGAAAAGAGAGGAATTATAAAGATTGGATAAAGCATTTTGAAAAGATAGCATCCTTATTAGAAAGAAAGAAAATAAAAGTTATAAATCTTAATCCAGATAGTGTTTTGAAATGCTTTGAATTTGGGAAATTTGAAGAAATCGAAAATCTTGGCAAAGATCATACATATGTTGCAAAAGATAATTTATTTTTTGATGGATGTCTTGGTTTCGGTGATGTTTTTCAGGAACGCCCTCTTATAAAACATTTCCTAAAGCAGTATAAAACGGTTTATGTTAAAACCCCATTACCTGAATTATTTTGGGATATCCCGAATGTCATATTCGTCCGCCCTCCAGAGATTCTCAGAACACAAAACAAACACATGGAATCACTTCCTCCTGAGACTTGGTCAAAGGTGCCCCCCCATACAAAGAGGTTGGGTTGGAGTAATTACCCACCAGGTGGACATTTATTCCCGAAGACAGATGCCCATCCGAATGAAATAATCGAACCACGGCCAGTAAACTGTGTAGCCAAACACATAAAGAATTTTGCTGGGATTGAGGATTATGATTTTTCTTTTCCTGTCAGAACAGCGTGGGTAAAAGCCGCTAAAGAATTTCTCGGTGGCCTTCCTGTTAAATGGAAAAAATTATGTCTTATTCGGCCCCCAACAATTCGTGACGAATGGTATTGCCCATCGAGAAATCCCAAGATTGAATACATACAGCTCCTTATTGATCGATATAAGGATGAATATTTTTTCTTGAGTCTTGCCGATGTAGATGGGAAGGCAGAAAGATATGATGGCATTCTCAAAGGACTTGATGCCGAATTTCACCATGGAGAGGTTCCACTTACAACGATATTCGGTCTCATGAAAATCGCCGATATGTCAATTATTTACCCCGGGTTTTTTATGCCTTTGGCAATAGCGATCCGATCCAAATGCTTCTGTATTTTCGGGGGGAATGCTGGACCACAAGTCCATATTGATCCAATTATGGGCATTGAGAATTTCGGATGGATTGCTCCAGAACCGTTCTGCCAATGCATCAATAATACTCATAATTGTAATAAGGATATCCCGGAGGAAAAGATTATAGCGGCATTTGAAGAATTAAAGAACCGACCAAAGAAAATCAAAGAGGTGATATTTGGTTTTCCTCCAGGAATCGGTGATGTTCATTGGCCCTTACTCATTCTCGAATCCTTCAAGGAACGACATGCCATTGATCGAGCTATTATTAAGTTTTGGGAACGCTGGGAGTATACTTCCGAATTTTTAAAAAACATTCCTTTTGTCGATGATGTTCGAAAATCCTCCCCACTTCATTTTTCATTTTCTCTCGCTGGGGGTACCGGACAACCTTTATATAAGGATAAAGAAGGATTTGATTACATGATCGAATTCGGTTCAAAACTAGAGCAGGGCGTTTTGCTTGAACAGATTATGCCCGAGTATGAGGTGAATTGGGAATATGAAATCTGTGGCCTTGATAAATATGATGAATTTGTTTCCAAATTGCGTGAAGAAACGGGCGGGCGACTAATTGTTGTTTATACGTCGAGCGCAGGTGGGAACCATGCTTGGGCCAAGCAGGATTGGACTGTCCAAGATTGGATGACTTTGATAAATCTGATTCACAAGGCAAATGGTTGTAAGATTGTTTTGGTCGGGGCAAGATTTGATAAGGATTGCGCTATTGAACTTAAGGCTCTGGATAAAGAGGGAATAACCATTGATCTGGTAGGGCAAACAACGATCATGCAAACTCTGGCGATCATTCGAAGTGCCAATTATTTTATTGGATTTTCCTGTGGATTGGAATTAATGGCTTGTCATTTTCATGTTCCATGTGCCGAATTCTGGCCTATCCGGGGCGTTTCACAAGGTGGAGTCTATGGTCCTGGATTCATGACCTCATGGCTCCCACCCTGGTCAAGAAACTCAGACACGTATCTTCCGATTCCGTATGGTCCGGAATCAAAGCCAGATTTAATTTTCCAAAAATTAAGGAAATTCTTATGAGTAGAAATTATACAGAAGATTTATTTTGGGATCAGGAAAAGGAGATCGGATTCTATCCTGTCAAAGACACCTGGTATGATGATTTATATTATGAGGCTAGTGTGGAAAAATCTAGGAGTAAGATTGCAGATGAATTGAATAAATTCAGGGTCAATCTTGTTAATAAATATACCATGGGAAGAATTCTTGATTTTGGTACGGGATGCGGTCAGTTTATAGAATATCGAGGGAATTGTTTAGGTTATGATATCTGTTACAGGGCAGTTGTAGAATTGCGAAAGAAGAATCTTTATTATGATTTTTGGAATGATGATTTTGGAAGACGGAAAATCGAAGCTGTAACAATGTTTGATGTTTTGGAACATGTAGGAAATCCGACAACTGTTCTTTCGCAAATATCCTGTCGTTATGTTTTCATCTCTATTCCAATTTTCCGAAGTAAAGACCATGTGCTCAAATCAAAACATTTTAAGCCACGTGAGCATTATTGGTATTTTTCACAAAAATCTATAAGAGCATTGATGAAAAATAACGGATTTACTTTGATTGAATGTCGAAATGACGAAATAAAGATGGGTAGGGAGGATATTTATACTTATGTATTTAGAAATGATGGCGAACAAAATAAAGATATTTGTGATTTATGTTTTTGTAGGCGGAATGATTTTTATCCAGCAATTGGAAACCGATACATGTGCTTAAAAGAATATTGTCTTTTTAGATATATGATCTCATTAAATGGAAAAAAGCCATTATGTTTATTGAATGATTCACATTTCAGGAGAATCGAAATTGAAAGCAGCTATACTTGAAAAACTAAACTCACCCCTCGTGGTTGACAGCATCGAGCCACAGAGATTGCAATACGGGCAAGTTCTGGTTGAAGTTCACAAAAGTGGAATTTGCGGGGCCCAGATCGGAGAGATAGCCGGGGTTAGAGGTCCGGATAGATTTCTCCCTCATCTTATGGGCCATGAGGGTGGGGGTATAGTGCTCGAGATTGGGCCCGGTGTAAAGTACGTGAAACCAGGAGACCATGTCGTTATGCATTGGAGAAAAGGCGTTGGTATCGAAGCAGATCCGCCAAAGTATCAACGAGGAGACAGTTTGATTGGGGGCGGATGGGTTACGACATTCAACGAGATGGCTGTTGTATCTGAAAATCGATTGACTCCGATCGCAGAGGATATTCCCTTTGAAATAGCTGCACTTATGGGATGCGCTGTCACAACCGGATTGGGAATTATAAATAATGAGGCTCATCTTAAAATCGGCCAGTCCATAGCCGTTATAGGATGTGGTGGAATAGGATTGAACGTAATCCAGGGCGCAGCAATGGTATCGGCAAATCCCATAATCGCTATCGATATTAATAATCTTAAGCTA